CCCGGAAGGCTCTCATCATCGTCAGTAGTGCCACTATCGGGGGACGAGTACAGGTTAACTGTCACTCCACTGCTAGAAGAGTGCGCGATGTTGAACTGGAGCACTACAAGGTCATAGCCTGCGGCAGCGATATCGAGGTCATGACCTTCTGTAGCACCAGCAGCTAACGTAGCTGCACTACGAAGCGTCTGGTTTTCTGTCCAACTAGGTGTAGTAGTTGCCATTAGACACTCCTCGCCTTACTCACATGAGCAGGGCCGATCTCCTCGCTTGCACCCAGTATGCCCAGTTCTTCCGCTCTGGTGATACCCTCAGTACGGGCGTTAGATAGAGCGGAGACTGTAGATGAGTTCGACCCAAACAGGTTAGTTACGAAGTCCACGTTAGTCTGAGCCCAAGGGTCTACGCTGGCTTTACTGGTAAAGCTGATCCAAAGCTGCTGCTTATGATCGGTTAGCCCCTGAAACTCAGTAAAGTCTGTTTGGGTAAACATGAAGTCGCCGGAGAACGAATTTAAGTTCCGGGTTCGATAAGAGGTATTTAGGTCGTCGGCAACTTCCTGATCAGTCATGGTACTATAACCCCGACCAAGAGGGTCGTTGCTGATCTCAGAAGCTAACTGCTCAATGTAAGCCATTATCCGCGCCCCTTAGCTACTCTGCACCGCGCCGCTGCTGTTCCAACTCAGCGTCAGGTCGGAACCATCAGTGGTGACGGCGAAGTCGTAGTGGGCAATTGGAATCCTGGTGCTGTCCGTGCCACCCTCGTCGTAGAACAGTACTGCCTTGACGAGCGTATTGTTGGAGGCGCCGCCAGCAGACGTCCAGGTAAGATCGCTGAAGTCGATACTCCTGGTATTGCCAGCATCATCAGTGCTGAGGGTTCCAGTCAGGCTGGTCTTCCGAGCATAGTTCGTGAAGTCCGCCTCTGTGTTGCCCGCCGCACCAAGTAGGGCGTTCAGGTCGTCATAGTTGTTGAGCGTATCATCGGCTTCTGCGGCCTTCAGGAGCATGACGCCAAACTTAGTATTGTCATCCTCCGCAAGCTCACCGAACGTGCCTCGACCGATGTTGAACATTCCGTCTGCCATCTTCTACTCCTACTTTCCTTTAAAGAAGGGGTCGCGCCAATACTCTCCGGGCTGCCGACGCGGATAGTTTACAGGCGCTTTCAGTTCTCGATCCGGCAGCGTCTCTTCTTCGGACAGAGCGTTCTCCAGCATACTCCGCCCGATGCGGAACCACTTTGTGCTTTCCTCAGAAAAGCCTTTCTGCTCAAAGAGCCAGCTTGTAGCGAAGGCTATGAGTATATCATCCTTTCGGTCGAGTTCGCTCAAGTCCGAGTCATTCACCAGCTCATTGGGCCACACCGACGCTCGTACAATGGCCTTGTAGGTGTCATCCTGAACTGGCCAGACTTCCGCCACGTTATTCCAGACCGTGTAGTAGAGTGGCTTTCTGCGGGCATAATACTCTGGCTCTGGAATAGAAGCATCGAACTGGCGGGGCGGTAGCTGGGTAAGCTTCCTGCTCTGACCTTCGCCAATAATCAGGCGGAAGGAGTAGACCTCGCGGAAGTTGTTGTCGAAGCTGATCTTCTTATCAGCCTCTGCATCTCCGGTATCTGGTAGCGTAGCATCATAGCTGCGCTCAAGCTCCTCCCAGAGCCAGCGCCTCGCTACGCGCATCTGTGCCAGGTTGATAGCACGATCAATCTCGGTGTCCGTAATATCAGTACGGTTGCCGAGATTACTCCGAACATCGGAACGGAGCGTGCTTAGCTGGTAGGTGCCCATTTGCTTCCCCTATGCTTGTCCGAAATTCGGACAGCCTCCTTATACCGGGCCCCGAAGGGCCCGGCTCTTGTTGCTAGACTTGGCCAATAGCGATGAAATTGGCCTTGCCTACGTCAGTGTCAGTGGCCTCTTCCGCCAGAGCAGCTCCGGAGGTTCCGCCCGAGGAGTAGGCGACGATAGTGTTGTTATCGTCATCCCACTCGAAGGCATAACCACCATCGCTGATGGAGAAGACCACCCGCGTTACACGCCTGAACTTGCCAGCAATCTCCGTGATCTCGGGCTTGGTGGTGGCGTTGTAGTTCGTCAGATTCACCGAGCCGCTGAGAATGGCGAAGTTACTGTCGTGCAGGCGGTTAGCACGATCCTGGTCCACGTCGACGCTGTACGCATAAGCTGCCATGGCTCACCTCCTTAGAACGGGCAGTCAAGGATGACGCTATCCACCGTTCCGTTGAGGGCCATAGCCACGCCAACATCAGCGTGAGCAGCGACGGCAGCCAGGGTCTTGTCGGCGCTGAACTTCATCAGATTGCCAGCCGAGCCGGTCGCATTCGTATTCAGCGACGCCTCGCCCTTAATCTGAATCCAGCAGTACTTCGCATCGGCCGTCACAGCAGCCTGCATCACACCAGCACCAACGTTGTCGGTGTCGCTGGCATCAGGCGTGACCTGGTTGGCCGAATAGTCGGTGTACCCGACAAAGTCCCCGGCAGCTACATCGAGGGTGCCAGAACCTTCCTTGTACTGGACCCACTTGTAGAACTTGCCGTTCTCCTGGCGGATCGTGCCCAACCCCTCGTCGTCGTTATCGCGCACGGCGTCGAGGGGAGTCACGAAGGTACGCTTAGTACCGCTCATCTGTTATCCTCCTCTTACGGGGTGTCGATGTTGTAGATGACGCCGTGAGTCCGACGACGGGAAGTGACCAGGCTCAGGGCACTGACGATCTGGGCCGCACGATCATTCGGCTGATCCGGGATCGCCTTCCACTCGGTCATATCGAACCACATCATCGGATCGTAGACCAGGTAGAAGAAGTCCGTGTTCAGCAGATACATGCGGTTCCCGCAGGACGGAGACCAGACCATCGGGATGCCCTTGAACTGCACGTTATCGAACCCTGCATCGCCCAACTTCTTGTTGGTGATGTAGTGATGGGTCTGCACCGCATCCTCGTAATACTCATACGGGTTCTGCCCGCTTACGATGATGTCGGGGCGGTCCATCTTCAGGTTGTTCTGGCAGTCGTTGAGCATGGTCCGCATCTCTTTCTCGCCATGAATGGCGAAGGACGAGCCAGACATATCCTTACTCTGGTTGCGCCACCAGGTATAGGTAGACTGGTCAATCCCGCCAACGTCCGAAGACGAGGTGGGATCATCCTGAACGAGATGCTGGAGCCCGCTAATCGCATCACTGCCGCTGTTGTCCCCCGCGAACAACTTGGTCTCGAGTTCGCTCATGAGAGCGTTACGAGTGTTGTCCATCTTGGAGTTCATCAGGTTGATGATGCGGTTCTTGCCACGGTTCTGCTGGTCATCGACGCCGAAGCGGACGATGGAACCAACCAGATACCGCCAGTCATAGCGGGCAGTCGTCAGGAACTCGTAGTCGTTCAGACTGACAGCTCCGCCCTTTCCGATCCACTGAACGTTATCGTTCTTATCGTACTGGAGCGGCTCAGTGATGAATCGACCACCGTTCTCGGTCTTGAACTTGCCCTTGTCCCTCATCCAGAAGAAGAACGGGATCGCATCAAAGACTTGATCCTTGACGTTCTCCTTCATGTTCTGCCACGTAGTGGTGTAGAGGTTATCAAGGGCCTCAGTAAGCTGCAAAGCCATTTGCTAGCCCTCTGCTGTTTCACGTTTCATGGTTGTTGTCCTACTCTCCTTCGCCGAGATCCACGCCCTGCATTGCATCGTCCCAGGCTCGCTCGACAGCTTCATCCCGCGTCATGCGGCCGTCGTTCTTCTTGGCAGAGCCCTTGCCTCCGCCACTGGGTGTCATGCCACCATAGCCGCCCTTCTTGGACGACTTCTTGGCACTGCCCTTGCCCTCATCGTCACCACTACCCTCAGAGCCGTCGCCCTGAGATGCGTAATACTTCTCCAGGCGTTGTGCCTTCTCAGGATTCTCACCACGAACGATGTGGTAGATTTGAGAAGGCATAAGCTGGGGAAGCTCCTGTGCCTTCGCTTTGATCTCATCGTGCCAGTCCCAGAAGTCAGGGTGGCTCTCGGACGCCTTTTCAATGTCATCGCGAGTCTGCTCACGAATCTGCTGCTGAGACGTTTGAGTCACCTGCTCTTGGACCGGCTTCAGGTCTTCCTTCTTAATCGTATTCCGGATTTGCTTCAGGAGGTGGTTGGCGAACTCGCGCCGGTCCATGCTCTCCAGGTCCGGCTCGTCCTCGTCCTCCTCGCAGTACTCGGGCTCGCGGGACTCTCCGTCGGTGCGTCGTACTACGCGGATCTGCTGTGGTTCCTCGAGCTCGGCTACGAGGGGGTCTTCATCGGCATCCTCCTCTACCGAGTCGGCCTGTTC